GATGGGCCAAAGAAACGGGTGTCGAAACGGTTTCGGTGTCTATCGCGCATGCGGGGACTGAGGCTGCGTCGGCGTATGCGAAGAGGCGGCGTGCTGAGTTGGCTGCCCTCCTACTTGACGATGCGCATAAGCTGCGGAAGCAGTTGTGGGAGCCGGCGATGGTGCACGCGTTTGGTGGTAAGGACAACACGTACGAGGAGCACCTCCTGGCGGAGCCGACGTTCGCGGATAAGAAGAACATCATCAGTGCTGTGTCTACGGCGGTGACGTCGGTGACGAAGCTGGAGGATTACGACAGGTCGGCGGCTGATGGTGCGTCTGCTGGTGGTTCGGTGGTGGACAAGCTGATGCAGGGCTTTACGGCGATCTATGAGGCCGGGCGTGAGTAATCCGCCGCTGTCGTTCAAGCAGGTATCCAGCGTGGTGGAGTCCACGAAGGCGAAGATCGCGCTCTGGGTTGGTGCGGTGTCGGCCGGTAAGACGATCGCTTCGCTGTTCGCGTTCCTGTTCGCGGTCCGGCTGTGCAAGGGCACGGGCCTGATCATCATCGTCGGCAAGACGCTGCAGACGATCGAGCGGAACATCCTGGCGCCGTTGATGGATGACCGGTTGTTCGGTGAGCTGTCCAAGCAGATCGTCCACACGAAGGGTTCGGGGACTGCTGTCATCCTGGGCCGGGAAGTGCACCTTGTGGGTGCGAACGACTCCCGGTCTGAGGAGAAGATCCGCGGCTCCACCGTCGAGCTCGCGTACGTGGATGAGGCGACGCTGCTGCCTCCCGGGTTCTGGGAGATGCTCGTCAGCCGCCTGCGTGTGGCCGGCGCCCGGTTACTCGCCACTACCAACCCCGGCAGTACGCGTCACTGGCTCCGGTTGGACTGGATCCTCCAAGCCGCGGCGAAAAACATGGTCGTCTTCCACTTCACCATGGACGACAACCCCCAATACTTCGAGGGCGGCGACCCCGGGCCCGCGTACATCGCGGACATGAAAGCGTCCTACACGGGCGTGTTCTATGACCGGATGATCAAGGGGTTGTGGACGAACGCTGAGGGCGCGATCTACGACATGTGGGATCCGACCCGGCATGTTATTCCGTGGGAGAGGTTGCCGCCGATCAAACGCGTCCTGTGCGCGTCCATCGACTACGGCACTCAGCACGCCACGTCCGTGGGCATCCTCGGTCTCGGGTATGACCGGAAGCTGTACCTGATGGATGAACTCCGGATCGATGTCGCGGTGAATGAGTTGCGGCAGTCCCCGTCGCAGCAGTCCAAGACGGTGCGGGACTGGTTGAAGACCCAGCACCACCCGGAACAACTGGCCTTGGTCCCTGAGTGGGTGATTGTGGATACTGCTGCCGCCGACTTCCGCCAGGAACTCTACGTGGACGGCCTCGCCACACAGGGCGCGAAGAAGGACGTCGCGTACGGCATCGGCATCGTCTCCTCCCTCCTCCACAAAGGCATGCTCGTCGTCACGGACCGGTGCACGGGCGTGATCAACGAGGTCACCGACTATGTGTGGGATCCGAAGGCTACGGAGCGTGGCGTGGACGAGCCGATCAAACGCGCTGACGACAGCCTGGACATGTTCCGGTATGCGGTGACGACGACTGAATCCCTGTGGCGGGGAGAACTCGCCGCCTAACCCTGATCCGGTAGAATCGGAGCATAAGAAACCCCCGCGATTGCTGGTAACAATCCGGGGGCGCGACCAACACTTTCTAGGAGTGCTGATATGCCCTATCGTACTTGCTCTGTCGACGGTTGTAACGTTCGGAGCCTCGCCCGTTCGTATTGCCGGACCCACTATCGCCGCTTCATGAAGCACGGAGACCCTCACGTCAGTCTTGCTCCCACTGGTGGGACGCTGATGGAGCGCTTCTGGGATCGGGTGGACATCCAAGGCCCGGACGAATGCTGGCCCTGGATAGGGCAGGTCAACGACGCCGGGTACGGCCTGTTCTGGGTGGACCAGTTTCCACACCGCGCCCACCGGCTCAGCTACGAGCTGTTCAACGGGCCGATCCCTGACGGTCTGGTCATCGACCACGTCCTGAAGCGCGGCTGCACCCAGAAGCGGTGTGTAAACCCGTCTCATCTTGAAGCTGTTACCACTCAGGAGAATATTCGGCGCGCCCCTGAATCCGCTTCAACGCTCAACGCTGCCAAGACGCACTGTGTCAACGGGCACGAGTTCACTCCGGACAACATCTACACCGCTCCAAGCGGTGGCCGCCGCTGCCGCATATGCAGGGTGGAGAAGAAACGTAACCGACGCCTACAAGGCGCTATCGGATAAATCAATAGGAGGCCATGAGTGGCGCTGCCCCAGAATTCTCAGTCATGGCCCCCCGCACCACTTACTCAGATCCTTCCGTCCATGGGGGTGTGGTCGGCGTGGTATTCCGGTGACACGGACCAGCTCTCCAGCGTGTACGGCGGCGCGACCGGCAGTGACCCCAGCGCAACAGGGTTCTTCGCGTCGGACCATGGCGGGTTCCGTGCCACGGTCGGCCGTGCACTGACCCGCTGGTTCTGGGGCGAAGGGTCCCGCGGCCCGGACCGGCGCGTGAAGCTCCACGTCCCGATCGCCGCTGAACTCTGCCAAGCCAGTGCGGACCTGCTGTTCTCCGACACGATCACCATCACCTCGGAGAACAAGGACGCGCAGGACCGGTTGGACGAGCTCTGCACCGACCACTTCCACGCCGAACTGGTCTCCGCCGCCGAAGTCTGCGCGGCCCTTGGTGGCGTGTACCTGCGGGTCGGGTGGGACGCCGGCACACGGGACGAGCCGTTCCTCACCCACGTGGACGCCGACCAGGCCATCCCCGAATTCTCCTGGGGGAAGCTGACGGCGGTGACGTTCTGGCAGGTCGTCGCACGGGACGGGAAGCGCGTCTACCGGCATCTGGAACGCCACGAAACCACCGCGGACGGGACGGGCGTCATCCTCCATGGCCTGTATGAGGGCGAGGAGGACAAGCTGGGCCACCCGGTCCCGTTGACGGAGCAGCTGGCCACGGCCCCGCTCGCTGACCTGGTGGACGCCTTCGGCATCATCTCCAGTGAGTCGGACGGCCTGTGCGTGGTGTACGTGCCGAACCAGACCCCCAACCGGCGCTGGCGCACCCACTCGCTCGGCCGCAACCTTGGCCGCTCCGACCTTGACGGTGTGGAGCAGCTCATGGACGCCCTGGACGAGACCATGACGTCGTGGATGCGTGACATCCGCCTCGGCAAGGGCCGGCTGATGGTTGCCAAGGCCCTCCTGAACAACGTGGGCCCGGGTCAGGGTGCGGCGTTCAACGCGGAGCAGGAAGCCTACGCTTCCATGAACATGCTCGGCAACGGGGACATGAAACTCTCCGACCAGATCCAGAACGTCCAGTTCAACATCCGGGTCGCTGAACACCAGGACACGGCAGCGCAGTTGACGATGCAGATCCTGCAGATGGCCGGCTACTCCGCGGAGACCTTCGGGATCTACGAGGGTGGCGGGTCCACGAAGACGGCGACTGAGGTGGAGGCGAAGCAGCAGCGGTCCTTGTTGACGCGTGACAGGAAGTGGCGGCTGTGGCGGCCAGCCCTCCAGGACGTCCTTGCCAAGCTGTTGGCTGTGGATAAGGCACTGTTCCACAACCACGCGGCGCCGGATGACGTGGACATTGACTGCGCCATCGCTGAAGGCGTGCAGGAGTCCATGCTCACCCTGTCCCAGACGATCCAGGCACTCCGGGCCGCTGACGCCGCCTCGGATGAGGTGATCATCGGGATGCTGCACCCCGACTGGGATGAGGAGCAGATCCAGGAAGAGATCAAGCTCATCCGTGAGCAGAAGCAGGCCGCCGCGCTGCCTGACCCGATGTTCGCAGCCCCTGACATCCCACCGGTTGCGCAGGGTGGTGGCGGGTCGGGGAAGCAGAACGAGAAGCTCCACGACCAGTTGAGGTAGAAGCCCCAGCACGGCATCGGCGGCAAGTTCATGTAGAAGGCGGTGACCGGTGGGCGCACCCGAGCAAGCACCGGAGCAGGACAGTCTGCCCGTCACGGTAGATGCCCTCGCCGCCGCCGTCCTGGTCGTGTATCAGGACGCGGAGCAGGGGTTGTTGGTCCGGTCCGCGGCGTTGGTGCGTGATGCACTGGCGGCCGGGCCGGGGTCGGTGCCCATGATGTCGCTGTACGCCGACCTCCGCCGCGAGGCCGACCGCACGACGGCCACGGTCCGGGCGCAGGCCCGGGTCATGGCCGCCACGGTCGCGGATACCGCAGCACGCAACGGGAACACGGCGGCGGCACGGGAACTCGCCGGGTACACCCCCGGCAACGTCCTCCCGCTCCTGCCGCACGACGTGAACAGTGCACGGCACCTCGCCAACGACCTGGAGCACCGGCTCACCGCCGCCTCCACACGGATTGCCCGGTTCGCTGACGACGCCTACCGCGCCGCCACCATCCAGGCGGCCACAGCGCAGATCCTCCCGGAGAAGGCGACACCGTTGGAGGCGCAGGCGCAGGCGTGGCG